ATATAAAATATGAAAAACAAAAAGGATTAAGAAAAAAGGTAATGGCGGCTGAAGAAGTATTTAAAAGCGGCATACTAAAAGAGCGTACCGATACTGGACGTATCTATCTTGTGTTTATTGATAATGTAATGAATCAAGGTCCATTTGATCCTGAATACCATACAATTTATCAAAGTAATCTATGTTGCGAAATACTATTACCCACTAAATCATTTAAACGTCTTGATGATGTGGATGGCCGCATTGCTCTTTGTACACTTGGTTCAATCAACTGGGGAGCATTCCGCAATCCAGAAGATATGCGCCGTGCTTGTCGTATCTTACATCGTAGCCTAAATAATATACTTGACTATCAAGACTTTTTATCTATCCAATCAAAATTATCTAATGATGAAATACGTCCATTAGGTATTGGTCTTACTAATTTAGCGTATTGGCATGCAAAGCGTGGATTAAGATATGGTGATGCAGATGCATTACGTGAAGTTAAAATATGGATGGAACATCAAGCATACTATCTTACTGAAGCCACAGTAGAGTTATCAAAAGAACGCGGTAGATGTGTTGATAGTGATAAAACATTTTATGGTAGAGGTATATTTCCTTGGGAGCGTAGAGCACCCGGTGTTAATGAATTAACAGATTTTTCTCCTGAATTAAATTGGGAAAGTCTACGTGCTATGATGAGAAGTTACGGAGTTCGTAATGCAACACAAATGGCAATTGCACCTGTTGAAAGTTCTAGTGTAGTAATTAACTCAACTAATGGTATTGAAATGCCTATGAGTTTAATTAGTGTTAAAGAAAGCAAAGCAGGAAGTTTTGTACAAGTTGTTCCAGAATATCATAAATTAAAAAATAAATATCAGATGATGTGGGATCAAAAAGATTGTGATGGATATTTAAAAACGTCAGCAGTATTACAAGCATATGTTGACCAAAGTATTTCAACTAATACTTTTTATAATCCCGCACATTTCCCCGAACGTAAAGTTCCCACTACATTGATTGCAAAGAACCTAATGCAAAGTCAAATGTGGGGATTGAAAACATTTTATTATAGTTTAATAAATAAACAAGGTAGTAAAAGTGAAGATGTTGAAGCACCATTAGAAATAATTGATTTTGATGAAATAGAAGATTGTGAGGCATGTAAATTATGAGTTATTCTGAAAAAGTTATAGACCATTATGAGAACCCCCGTAATGTGGGGAGTTTTGAAAAAGATGATCCGGAAGTAGGCACCGGCATGGTCGGTGCCCCAGCTTGCGGTGATGTTATGAAATTACAAATAAAGGTAGGAGATGATGGTATCATTAAAGACGCAAGGTTCAAAACTTATGGTTGCGGTAGTGCAATCGCATCGTCCTCTCTTATTACCGAATGGGTTAAAGGGAAGACGTTGGACGAAGCCGCAACTATTAAAAATTCAGAGATTGCTGAAGAACTCGCATTGCCGCCAGTCAAAATCCATTGTAGCATCCTTGCTGAAGATGCTATAAAAGCCGCAATAGATAATTATAGAAATAGAAAATTAAATGAAAAAGTATAATTATGCTAGAAACTATTTGTGATATAATGACCGACGCTTATAAGCGTAATTGGATTACTAGTCGTGATGGCAATGTAAGTATTCGTCATCACGACCGTGACCATTTTTATATCACACCGAGTGGTGTACGTAAGCAAACATTGCAACCGGATCAATTTAAAAAGATAAAAATTAATAGAAGTATTAATAGTGGAGTAGGTAGTGCAGTACTAAGTTATGCATGGGAAGAAATGGAATATACTGAAATAAGTAAAAATTTAAAACCTAGCGGAGAAATACCATTACATTTTGGATTACAAAAAGAAATGGGACAGCATAAAGGAGATGTTAGAGTAGTAGTACATGTACATCCAACTTATTGTGTTGCCGCAATGCATGCCGGCATTGACTTAAGTACTATTAGTAATTCTTTCCCTGAACTTAATCGTTATACTAAAGTTGCTAGTAATGTAGGTGATGTAGCACCAATCAGCCAAGCACTTGCGGATCAAACATTATCTAACTTAAAACTAGATAGAGGTGGTAAAATTGATTATGATATAGTAGGCATAAAAGGGCATGGTGTAGTTGCTATTGATTCTACACCATGGCGTGCTTATGAACATATTGAGAGATTAGAACATATTTGCAAGATTGTACTTGCATCAGGAAATTATAAATGAGTAAAGAACAATATAACTTAAAATTAAAAACAGATTATATTAATCGTAAGATGTTTTTGGATCCAGAAGGTCCAGTAACAATTCAACGATTTGAAGAAGTAAAATATAATAAATTAGTAAAGGTTGAACAAACTGCTAGAGGATTCTTTTGGGTGCCAGAAGAAATATCTTTGACCAAAGATGCTAATGATTTTAAAGATTCAAGTGAAACTGTACGCCACATCTTCACATCAAATCTTCTGCGTCAAACAGCATTAGACAGTTTACAAGGAAGAGGACCAAGTCAAATTTTTACTCCTGTAGTATCCATTCCTGAATTAGAAGCACTAATGTATAATTGGTCATTCTTTGAGACAAACATTCATTCACGTAGTTATAGTCATATCATTCGTAATATTTATAATGTACCTAAAGATGTATTCAATACTATACATGATACAAAAGAAATTGTAGATATGGCTTCTAGCATAGGTAAATATTATGAAGACCTACATCAAATAAATTGTGCTAAAGAAGTTGGATTACCTATCACAGAAAAAGAACATATTAAAGCAATTTATATGGCATTACATGCATCTTATGCGTTAGAAGCTTTCCGCTTCATGGTATCATTTGCAACAAGTTTAGCAATGGTAGAAAACAAAATCTTTATTGGTAATGGAAATATTATTGGTCTAATTTTACAAGATGAGTTATTACATAAAGAATGGACAGCATGGATTATTAACCAAGTTGTTAAAGAAGATCCTCGCTTTGCATTAGCAAAACAAGAATGTGAAATAGAAGTTTATCAAATATATATGGATGTTATACGTGAAGAAAAAGAATGGGCAGACTATCTATTCAAATTTGGACCTGTTATTGGTTTAAATGCAAATATCTTACGTGACTTTGTAGATTATACTGCAAAGAATGCATTACATGAAATTGGAATTAAGTATAATACTCCTGCCCCAAAGAGTACACCTATTCCTTGGTTCAATAAACATAGTGATACCAGTAAGAAACAAACAGCATTACAAGAAAATGAATCAACTAATTATGTCATTGGTGTTATGAGTGAAGCACTTGACTATGATGAGTTACCAAATATTTAAGGAGAATAATAAAAATGAAAGCAATCGTATGGAGTAAGTATCACTGTCCTTATTGTGACCAAGCAAAGGCATTATTAAATCAAAGAGGTATAGAATTTGAAGAACGTAAGATAGGTGATGGATTTACTAAGGAAGACTTATTAGAAGCAGTACCAACTGCCAGAACGGTACCACAAATTTTCTTAGACGGAGAATTAGTGGGTGGGTTTACAGAACTCAAAACAAAATTAACAGAAAGCATTTAATGGAAGTAGGAAAAGTTTATACATTTAAGTTGAATTCAGGAGAAGAATTAGTCTCTAAAATTTTAGAGATTACACGTGATAATATTGTCGTTTCAGATCCTGTATCTATCGCACCATCACAGCATGGAATGCAAATGATCCCTAGCATGTTTACAGCAGATCCAGCGGGTAAAATTACGCTAAATACTAATAGCGTTTCATTATACGCTGAAACAGAAGATAGTATTAAAATGAAATATATTGAAGCAACAACTGGAATTAAGATTCCAGAAAAGAAAATTGTATTAGGATAATATGTCAGGAATTAGTCGTCAGGGTGATGCAAACGCAGTTGGTGGCACAATCATAAGAGGTGCCCCTACTGTTTTTGCAAACGGAATCTCAGTTGGATTGCATGTAAGTGGTATCACACCTCATGCACCCTGGGGTAGACCACATCCTCCGCACGACCATGCTACTACTACTGATGCTAGTCCAACTGTATTTGCAGACGGAGAACCTGTATTACGAATTGGATCAGGTACCTCATGTGGACATAGTATTGCAGAAGGTAGTGGAGACATATTTGTACCATGAGTGATTCAGGAAAACAAAGTCCTTTAGGTGTAAACACACTTAGTTCGTTATTAGCAAATACTGGTATACGTATTAATCCAGTAATGATAGACCAATTTGGTTCAAGTACAACTTCATCTAGTTATATATTAGGAAGTATCATTAGTGGTACAGTATTAAATTCACTAACATATGCAATTAATGATGCATATACTAGAGGATATTCTAATGGTGGAACAACTGTATCAACTGCGGTGTATGACTCAATGCTGACTATAGGATCAACTACTATTCCTGGTTTAGGAAATTCACCACCTAGTACATTTAATTATTCTGGTTATCCTAATTGGGCTAGTGCATATAATCATAATACACCAGTAACACAGTGGGGATTTATTAGGTTGTTTGCATTACAAGGATACAATGAATTTAATTATAATAATGGATTACCAAATTATCCAGAATATCTAAATGCATATATGCAGGCTTCAAGTTTTATTACTAATACAAATAAAGCTATTATGTCAGCAACAAATGCAAGCACTTTCTTAGAAGGTACATTTAGCAATATGGATGACCTAATAACAAGTGACATAACTGGTATATCACTTGCTACTACAAAACTAGGACAAGATTTAATAGCATTAGGTAAAGCAATTGATTTATCAACTATTTCAACATTTGGATTACCTTCTAATTTATTGAGAACATTATATAAAAATAATGCATTGACTAAAGATATAAGCCTTGCAATAGTTGCAATTAATCAAGATCCTAATATAGATTTAAGTACAACTACTATAAATGGAATATTAAACGGTGCTGTTACAACTGTTGACCAAGAACGTCTTTTATATTCTGCTTATAATATAATAGTAGGAGATAGTTTACATGAAGTGTTAGTTGGATTAAATTGTACTACACCTAGATTAGATAGTCTTGCTGATTTGTTAAATGTTATAAAATTATTTCCTAATAGTTATGATACATTAACTGTGCCTTTATACAATGTAACACAATCTGTTAATAATAGTAAAACATATTATCCAATATATGTAGGAGGAGTTACTAATATTAATCTATCTGCTCCGTCTGTTGTAGCACAAGTAGGATCACAACTACCAAATGGAGCACCTATTTCAAGCCAAGCATCATCAAGTATAACACAAGATGTTCCTGTAGGGTTTGGTTCATATTTACAAAATATTTTGCCTAAAGATATTGCAATCGCAGCAGGGGCATTTAGTATTACTGTTCAACAAGTTAAGAACATAACAAGAGTTCCTATTGAAAAATTTGCACAAGTTGTAATTAGTTTAGAAACTATGCAAGGGTTAACTACAAATTCATCTAATGTTCCTGTTGATACAACATTAGCAACTTCTGCTACATCATCACTTGCATTGGGTAGTGGGCCATACGGCACATATACTATCTCAGACTTTTTTGGTTCAATGACCGGTCTACCTTATGTAGGTAGGAATATTCAAAACTTAATAACAGATATACAAACTTCTACGCTAATAGATATTTATAACAATTTATATCTAGCAACAACTTGGGCTGCCGCAACAGTTTCAATACAATATTCAACATACACAAGTGGTGCAACAACGTATTATCATATTACAGGGTTAACGCTTACATTACCCGGTGGTGGATATGGAAGAGGAAGTGCACCGGCTCCTACAATAACTATATCAGGTGGTTCAGGTGCAACTGCTACTGCGACAATAGGAACCGACCCCACTAAAGCAGGAACAAATGGTTCAGGACAATATGGTAGAGTGTTAACAGTAACACTAACATCATCTGGTTCAGATACTACCACTATACCTACTGTAACAATAGAAGCACCTCCTGTTGCTACGCCCGGTGTAAACTCAATAAGCGGAACTTCAGGTTGGCCTTTAAT